GAGTTGTCTAACATTATTTTTGAGGCAATTGTTGCTTATAATCTGTGTTAGGTATCTTAATCCCTTTAACAGGGCCACTAGTTGTTGGCCAAGCATTGATTAGTTGCAGATAAACTTCCTCTGCAACTATCTGTCTTATCATTTCTATCTTTTCAGATTCTCTTTTCTGAGGACCACCAGTTTGTTGATCGATGACATGATTGCCACCGACCATTGCACCAGTTCCCACTACAGCAACTGCTGTACCAGTAGAAGCAATTTTTTGAAGATCCATTTAGAATCCGCCAGGAACAGGAAGACCTAAACTAGAACCTTGAGGTACAGGTGCAGATGCTTGAGGATTTCCAATGTCTCCTGTAAGAGCACCACCGATAGCAGAACCACCAGTAATGGATTCAATAGCATCTTTCTTGATGTCTTCAATGATAGCATCCTTGTTTACATAAACGTATGTTCCTACACCTATGATACCAGCGAGTGTTACTCCTGATGCTACACTTATTGCATTAGCAATTGCATTAAAATTAAATTTCATGACTCTATAATTTGTAAGGTTTGTCGTCAGTAGTGATTTTAAGAGGTGCTTGCTCAACTCTAATGGTTTGAACAGGTCCACCAGTTCCAGCTTTTGCTATGATTGCCTCAATGTCTTTAGCAGTAACAGGAGGAGGACCACCGTTAGCACCACCACCATTGCCATTCATCTTCATAGTACCGTCACCTTTTTTAGATGCCGTCTGAATTCCGAAGCTAGCTAAAACCCCTGTAAAAACTGAAGCTATGAATGTCGGATCAATTTTCTGTTGCGGTACACCTGGTATAGCAACATAGTTCAAAGTCAAGATCCCACCCGACCAGGCAAGAACGGTAATACGAACAAATGTACTAATGATAGCAGCTTGTTCTTCAGGATCTGGAAGTATAGCATCCTTTAGTTTACCTAAAGCACCCTTCTTTTTCTCCTCCTCTACCTGTTCTACCTTATCATCTAAAATTTCTTCAGCCATATATCTTTAACAACTGGCCCTATTTATACATTTGTAGGTTGCTTTTTCTTACCAATATTATATTTGGATTCTAAGTTCCATTCACTCTTCTCTTTATATGCAATAACTTTTATCTGACTAAGTGGTGCTGCATCTACTATAGCAGATTCATCTACAACATTCACCAATCCCCAATCAGATAAAAGTTTTATAATTCTATTTCTTCTTTGAAAATCATTGTCGGAAAGATTTGCCTTCTTACCATCTAAAGCAAATAGTTCTTTAAAATGTACTATGTAATACTGTCCTTTCTTATGAAGGATATGGCATGATTGATATAACTTCTTTTCTTTTCTTGAAGCAACACCTATCCTAGTTAATGTCTCTCTTACTTTAAGAAAGTCATCAGGTTCTTTTAATTGAACCTCGACCATATTATCTTTGGTCCATTGTAATTCAGTCATCTCTTACCTCCTTTATTCAGTTTTTCTTTAATGTAATTAAGTTGGTCTGGAGTTAAGATCCTTAAGGCTTGAATCGCTTTTTCATTACTATAACCATAGTATTTTTTCACAAGGTCAAGATCTTTCACCTTTTCTTTTTTGCCCCAAGGAGAGAATCTCTTCTTCGGTCTCACTGTATTTAGATAAAAAGAATATTGTAATTTCTTATCCAAGTTAGGATATCGATTCATCTCATTAGCAAATGCTAGTGTGTCCATGTGATGTGACAGGCATTTGTTAATAACATAGGGAGGATAGTTCTTTTCCCAACCAGGATCATCTTCCATAAGATTATCCTTATTGAAATTAATACTGTTCAGATAATCCTTAAGAGGATATCTATCATCATATGGCATAGTTAGTTAACACAAGTTCTTTACGTTCTTGTTGGTTCTTCATGTAGTCACCAACAGATCTCATAGTATAAGTATGGTCATACTCATTTGGAATCCAATCGGTAAAACGGTCTCTGATTAACTGAGATGAATTATATGATATCATGGTATGCCCAGTATGTAAATCACATTCTTGAGCAAAAGCATCATGGTCAAAAGACTTATGCATCCCACCCTTCTTACCATATAAATTAGAACCTATCTCATAAGGAGGATCAAAGTAAGTAAATATATTTTTATCATCAGTTACCATCCTTTCATATGTTAGATTGGTTATAGTCCAATGCTGTATCAATTCTGAATATTCTGGTAGTTTCTCTATGCCTCGTAAACTAAAGTTACTGTCTGAGGCTTGTTTTGAGAAGGAACTCGATTCGGTAAGACCACTGAAAGAACACTTATTAACAATATAAAAACTAACAGCACGTGTAACGAGACTGGCTCCTGCATCGTTAACCAGTTCTTTACTCTCCAAAAAAAGTTCTCGTGCTCTATCTGGGGTGGGGTATGCTTTCTTAAATGCTCTGAGCCTGGTCGTAATTTCATCACCTTCATGTTGTAAAGTTTGCCAAAAGTTTGCTAAGGGTTCATATAAATCATTAACCCAAATTTCTAGGTGAGGATGATACCTTGTCATGTATAAAGCAACAGAACCACCCCCAAGAAACGGTTCTCTATACTCTCTATACATACTCATCTCTGGTAAGAATCGTGACATCTTTGTGATAGCACGAGACTTCCCGCCTGGATAACGAAGAGGGGTTTTCAATGATTTCATTTTTTAGTAGTGTTGCTTCGTGTTCTGTTGTGAATTGCTATAAACTTATCACCAGCAAATGTGCCACCAAGACACACTTCAATCTCGTCACCATCTTTCCAATTAGTCTCACCATTCATTTTAGTGTGTGTCATTGCTAATTGAATTTGATCAATTACCTTTTGAGTTAATCTCATTTTTTAATAATCCCTTTAGGGGTGTGACCGTGTGCTATTCCTAGCTCATGCATTTTAGCATGCTCGTCAATAGGATCACGTAAGTCTTTCTTTCCAGGACCGAAGGTAAGGTAAATACCATACCCCATAACAAAGAATAGTAAACCTACTATGATGAATACTAGAACCATTAGTAATACCTCTTATAATCTTGACCTACTTCTACTTCGATAGTATCGAATATTCTATTTAACGATCTAGCAAACATCCTATATCCAGATCCAACATATAGTTGTCCAAATACTACAGATACTGTTGCTATACCCCAGAAGATATAATAAAATCTGGACTTAACTTGATTTCGTGCTTTAGTAATTTTGTCTGTCATAATTAAAAGAATGTTGTGACTAAGATAACTCTATTATCTTTTTTGGGTACATTGTGAGTGTGATATCCCTCAAAGATAATTATATCATCTTCTTTTGGATCGTGATAACCATCCTCACAAATAGTTTCTCCTCCAACATCTGTTAGGTATACTAACATATTAAGATGAGGATACCCATGATCCACATGAATGAATGTCGTTTCAACATTAGGATCAGGAGGAACCATGTTCACAGCCATTCTATATAAACAATTAATTCTTATATTATTGTGAGAAAATATCTCCTTAACTACCTGCAACCCATCTGAGAAATCTGGGAATGGTTGTGGAAATGGTTCATCATCATTTGGTCTTCCTAACAATGGATGTATAAAAGTCTGAGCATGACCCATCTTATCCAGATTCATCTTAGGACTATAAAACCTACTCTTAGAATCAGGATCAGTTTTATGGAAACTATCGGGTTGCTGTTTCTTATACAAGTTCCAAGTAAACTTATTTGAAAGAACCCACTCTTTCCATTTAAGATAGTGTTGTGTCTTAGGGTTCTTTAGTCTTTCAATACCATTAACACTACGTTGCTGAACAACAGGTACATCAGATGAACCAGTCCATTCAGTTCTTACATTTCCAAAGTCAATACTCATTTCTTTTTCCTTACTGGAACCTCAATTGTCCATGATGGAGATTCTAATTTAACCATCTTAAACTGTTGTCTGTTCTTCTCATAGGTAGCAGCAGGTTCATTACCAGCAGTCTCACCATAATGAGTTTCCTTTACACCCAGATATTCTAAGATGGCATCATCAATCATACAGTACAATGTATCCCATGTTAGAGTATCTCTTAATCCAGATGCAATTCTATCAATATCATTCTCATCAAGGTACTCACCCTTGCTTATCTTACTAGAGTAATCTCCATATTGACTTTGGAGTTTTGCTCTTGCCTCTACCAACTTGTTAAGGTTGATAGTAATCTTCACATCATCATCAATCATTTGAAATCACACTCCAACATAATTTGTGTTAAACATGCCAAAAGATTAATCTCTTGATCTACTACAAAAGCAGACTTGTATTGATACTCTGCAATGATAAGTACAGCAGCAGCAATACTTGGACCTTCCATAATAGTAGAAAGACTGTCGTACAGTTTCCTCATTATAGCAGTAGGGTCACTATCTATATTCTGAGTAACCCACTTCTTAACATCATTAAACTGTTTATTCTTTAGGTACTCTGTAAGTGAATCAATCTTAGCATCACCTAACGCTGCGAGGATTCCAGTATCGATAGAACCTGTTGAACTATATCTTTGGAGTTCATTGAGTGTTCTTCTGAAGTCTGGGAAGTACTTTTGGACAACTGTGGCAACCACTTTGTCATTGAACCGTACCTCCTCTCTGGTAAGGATGTCTCTACACCTATTGAAGAACTGACCTGCAAGAGCTTGTTTAGATTTTCCACGGACATTAAAATCAATTACTGTTGTTCTACTATGTAATGGTTCTATTATTTTATTCTTAAAGTTACACGTGAATATGAACCTACAGTTCTTCTGGAACTCTTCAATCGAGGCCCGTAAGAGGAGTTGTACGTCGGGTGTCGTATTGTCTGCTTCATCGATAATGAGAACTTTGTGACGACTTGTAGAAGTAAGAGAAACAGTACTAGCAAAGGTCTTTGCCTGATTGCGTACAGTGTCCAAGAATCTACCTTCATCAGACCCATTAATGACATAGAAGTCAGCCCCCAGTTCGTTACATAATGCTTTCGCAATAGTGGTCTTGCCAACTCCAGCAGTTCCAGAGAGTAGAAGATTTGGTATCTCTCCTTGCTCTATAAAACTCTTAAAGGTGGTCTTCACTTCTGTAGGAAGTATACAGTCCTCAACTTTCTGAGGTCGATACTTCTCTACCCATAAAAAATCATTCATGTATTTAAGACCCAAATTAATCTAACAACCATTGCTACAAATATAATATAGTAAGTCCACATTATAGTCATACCAATTTTATTATGCCTACTCCCACGTACATAGGGATGCACTGCTAGATGAGGAGATCTATCCCAACCATCTACCATATAATCTTTAGTTTTAATTTGTCTCTTTGGCATTAGGTTCTAAAGCAATA